ATTAATTTGACTTTTGTCTTTGTTTTTGTATTTGATTTGTTTTTAATCTTTAATCTGTTTTTAATCTTTAATCTTAAATCTAATCTATAGACTAGATTAATTTAATTACGCGCGCGCGGCAATCAACGATGCGAGCGGACGAACCGGGAGACGGAGGATCGGAGCGAAGCGGAGGTCCGGAGGCGACAGGTGAGGGAGGGAGCATCGGGAGCTTTGCACACGATTTTTGATGGCAGGGTATATAGGGGGTGAAACGGACAAAACGTTTAAACGCGCACGCACTGGTCGGCGTGTCGATTCTAGATATACCTTCTCTTCCAGGAAAGGCGGGACGCCCCTTGCGCCTTGCGTTTTGCGCGGCCAAGGTTACAATATCGCCATGCCTATCAAAAACGAAATCGATTACATGACCGAACGCAACGACAAGCAAGCATCTAGAGTGCGGCGTGTCGGTGCTATCTACCGTGACGTCGGTGAATTACCACCTGTGGTTTCTCCTTCCAGGAGATTGCGAGCCTCCAGAGATTTTCAATTCTTCTGTGAAGCGTACTTCCCAGATATGTTCTCACTCAAGTGGTCCAATGATCATATCTCGGTTCTGCAGAAGATGGAGAAGACGATCTTGTTTGGTGGACAGTATGCTCTGGCCATGCCCCGTGGTTCAGGTAAAACAACTATCGCTGAGTGTGCCTGTATCTGGGCTTCGATCAATGGGCATCGTGAATTCTCGGTTCTAATCGGTGCAGACCTAACATCGGCAACGCAGAACCTGGACAATATTAAATCATCGCTCGAGAACAACGATCTTCTCCTGGAAGATTATCCAGAGATTTGTTACCCAATCAAACTAATCGAAGGCATATCGGCACGAGCCAGGACACAGACCTACCTATTCGAACGTACCAATCTAGGTATGCTTGGCGATGAGATTAGTATTCCTACCATCAAGCCGGATGGTTGGGCAGATGACCCGATCCTTAGTAATTTCATTACCGACGAGGGTTACTCGGTTGGATCCGGGGCTATTCTTCGCATCGCTGGTATCACTGGCCGTATTCGTGGTATGAGTCACGTTAGACCAGATGGCAAGAAGGTACGTCCGTCATTCGTTATATTGGACGATCCACAGACCGACGAGTCGGCTAAATCCATGTCACAGATTGCCTCCAGGGAGAGGATTATCAACGGTGCAATCATGGGTCTTGCTGGCCCAGGCAAGAAAATCGCATGTGTCATGCCATGTACGGTAATTCGTATCGGTGACTTAGCCGATCGGTTCCTAGATGGCAAGATACATCCGGAATGGAACGGTACTCGTACCAAGTTACTCAATAAACTTCCTACGAACGATCTGTTGTGGGAAGAATATCGTAAATTGCGATTTGAAAGTCTGCAAGCAGGCAAGGGTCTGGCTCCTGTCAATGAGTTCTATGTTAAGAATCGTACAGAACTGGACAAGGGTGCTGTCCCTGCTTGGCCAGAGCGGTTCAATTCAGACGAGGTATCAGCGATACAGCATGCTATGAATCTTCGCTTTACAGATGAACGTTCGTTCTTTGCTGAATACCAGAACCAGCCAATCAGTGATAGTTTCCTAGAAGAAGAGGAATTATCTTCTGATCTTATCATGAAGAAGATTAACGGCGTGTCCCGTGGAGTTATTCCCAGGAGAGCGACGCGCATCACTTCGTACATAGACGTACAGAAGAAATCGCTGTGGTATGTCGTCTGTGCCTGGGCAGATGACTTCACAGGCTATATCATAGATTACGGTACGTTCCCAGACGAAGGTCGTGAGTATTTCACACTCCGTGAACAGAAGAATACCTTGCAGTTGATGTACCCAGGTCAATCTTTGGAGACGCAATTGTACTCCGGATTAACAAGATTGGTCGATTTACTAGCAAAGAAACGCTGGCCAATCGAGGGAATAGACGATGGTGATGCAGCAATGTCTATCGACCGTATTCTTATAGACGCTAACTGGAACGAATCTACAGAAGTAGTCTATCAATTCTGCAAATCGTCTCCGCATTTCACGATTTTAGTCCCTTCTCATGGAAAATACGTCGGTGCAGGACTAAAACCGATGCGTGAATGGGCGAAACGTCCAGGCGAGCGTAGGGGAATGGGCTGGCTCTATGCGCCTGCCAAGAAAGGCATCAAAACCGTAACAATTGATACGAATATGTGGAAATCGTTCGTTGCAAATAGACTTTGTATCGGTATTGCGGAGCATGGCAGTCTATCTTTATTCGGAAAGACGCCGAATAGGCACCAGTTATTCGCCGATCATATTATGGCGGAGTATCGGGTGCGAACTTCGGGGTATGGTCGTGTCGTTGATGAATGGAAATTGCGTCCTGGGTCTAATGATAACCACTGGTTGGACGGTCTAACAGGATGCGCAGTCGCTGCGGCAATGCAAGGACTCAACCCAGAAATTCACATGATGAAACAAGCGGAGCCTTCTGCTTCTTCTCCAGGAGATGAGCCATCCCTTGAGAATAAGGAAGATCCTGTGAAGTATCACGTTGGCGTTCCTACACAAGGACAAAGGACACGAAAGAAGAGATTATCTATAGATGAACTCAAGGCACTTAGGGCGGGTAGGTGCGCCGCTGGCCATGGCTACCCCCGCAATGCCTCCAGTCAGAACGGACGCTGAGGACTCGCTGCGCGTAAATTGGGGCCTAACCCATACCAGGGTACCCCCACCCCCTATTTGCGTTTTTTGACTGCAAACTTTTTGTCGCAGTATTTCCGCCAAAATGAGGACTTGTCTTCGGAAAATAACCCGGCACAATACTGCCATGGGCGATATCACTGCGGAACAATCTGAATCTATAACGCAAGCCATTGTGGATACCGCAACTGGTCCTAGGAGCGTTTCTAGCGACCAAGGTACAGTCGTTGCACAGTCACTGTCTGAACTTATAGAAGCAGAACGATATCTTGCCGCCAAGAAAGCGATGAAGAAACCAAGTAGAGGACTAAGATTTTCTACGTTTATTCCACCGGGAGCAGTCTGATGTTCTTTGGACTCTTCAAATCTAATAAATCGCAAGTTTCTGCATCAGAACCTAAGAAAACTCGCCGAATCGCGGGAAAATACGACGCTGCCCAGGAAGGCAGGGAAGATCGTCGTCATTGGGAATATACGGATAATTTGTCTCCAGTTCAAGCCAATAGTCGTGCTGTTCGAGAGAAAATTCGTAGAAAATCACGATACGAATTAGACAATAATGGTCCTGGAAAGGGTATTGTCAAGACTTATGTTAATGATCTTATCGGCACTGTTCCATCTTTGACTGTTGCAATTAAAGACCGTGACGCAGATGCCGAGATTATTCAACAGAAATTCACGAAATGGGCGAAGAAACGTCATCTTGGTAAGAAGATGCGTGTCGCGCGTCAAGCGCAACTACGTGATGGTGAGTCTTTTGCAGTATTTCATGGAAATAAGAATAATGCTTTCCCAGTTCAGTTAGATTTTACATGTCTTGAATCAGAGATGTGTCAAGATCCTACATATGAAGTAATGAAAGATTCTGAGTATCAGAATGTTGATGGCATTTTCTACGACTCCAATAGAAACCCCGTTAAATATCGATTCCTGAAAGAGCATCCGGGTGGGCTATCGTACCATTCCATACAGACCTCTTTCCAGGATTATGACGCAAAATGGGTGCATCACTTCTTTGACGAAGAACGCCCAGGTCAGGCTCGCGGAATCCCAGAACTATCTGCGACATTACTGCAATTTGCAAATCTGCGTCGATATAGCAAGGCGGTTCTTGGTGCCGCAGAGCTCAGTGCTGAACTTACTGGTGTAGTTGAAACAACGTCAAATGCAGAAGATGAAGATGGACCCGATCCATTAGACGTAGGTGAAGAAATAGCAGTGAATCGTAATACTCTTACAACTCTGCCAATGGGTTGGAAGATGAATGCGTTCAAGCCAGAACAACCTACGACTACATATGGGGATTTTAAGAAAGAAATTCTAACAGACGTTGCTCGGCCATTATGCATGCCCAGGAATAAGTCCACAGGAAGCAGTGCTGATTACAACTATTCAAGTGGTAAGTTGGATTTCCAGGCATACAATCGTCAGCATAAGATTGAACAAAACGATTTAGAAGAAACGTTCCTGCAGAAAGCATTTGAGTTGTGGTTTGAAGAAGCATCTAATATCCGTGGGTATCTGCCAAACGTAGATATTGACGACATTACCCTTGAATGGACTTGGGACAGTGACGAGGATATTGATCCTTCCAAAGACGCAAGTGCAAATGAGACTAAACTCAATAGCAACCAAACCAATCTCAAAGAGATTTACGCCCGCAAGAACAAAGATTGGCGTGTCGCATTGCTCCAACGTGCTGCTGAAATAAAGTTCTGCAAAGAGAATGGTATCGATACAAGCGCAGACAAGAAAACTCAACAATCCAAAGATTCATCTATGGAAGATGAAGAAGATGACATGGATGAAAAAGGAGGTCCAGATGCCGAGAATTAAAGCATCTAGTAAAGATACTGGTGATATGGTGTTCGCATCTAGCGAACCATTGGAAATACTCGCCGCTTCTCAGGACGGCGGAGCTAAGAAATTCAAAATCTTAGCATATACTGGTGGAAAGATGGATGTCGGTTGGGGAGATCCAATCGTCGTAGATCTTTCTGGGATGGAAGTATCTGCCAAACCACGGCCAATCCTTAAAGATCACAATACTTCTCTCGTCGTTGGGCATAGTACTGACGTAAAAGTCAAGAATACTATCATCGTTGAAGGACTATTCAGTGGATCTGGCCCTTCTAAAGACGAAGTACTTCAATCAGCGATGCAAGGCTTTCCCTGGCAAGCATCTATCGGTGCAAAAGCAACTAAGACTGACTTCCTGGATGAAGGTTCGAAGTGTGTTGTTAATGGACAGGAAATTGAGGGGCCTTGCTTTATTGTGCGGGCCAGCATACTGAAGGAAGTGTCGTTTGTTGCACTAGGCGCAGACGATAATACGAGTGCAATCGCCGCTAAACACCCTGAAGGAGTGGCTCAAATGGATAAGTTCACAGAATGGTTGATCAAAGCGGGCTTTATCAAAGCAGAAAGTGATCTTTCAACTTTGACCGCCGCTCTGAAAGATAGTTTGAAGCTTCAATTCGAAGCCTCTTTGAAGAAGCCCGAAACTCCAGTGGTTACGACTCCGGTCGCACCTACTGTTGTTAGTGCCAGCGATTTCTCGAAAGAAATCATGGCTGAATTTGGTACCTCTCATCCCGATATCGCTGCTGAAGCGATTGAAAAGGGTTGGGATATGAAAGCCACTCGCTTGGCAGTAGTCCGAGCCAATCAACCGAAAGCACCTGCTGTGATTGTTCCTAAAGACAATGGTGATAAATTCGAAAAACACATGGAAATCGCTGCTGGCATTTCTGCTGGTATGCAAAAACAGATTGAAAAATCTGAGAAGCCCGAAGATATCGAGGCTGCCTCCAAGCGTTTCAAGAATATCTCTCTCCAGGAAATGTTGATCGAAGCTGCCGTTCGTAATGGCTATGCTGGTCGTCGTTCTGTGAAAGGTAATTTTGAAGAACTCTTCCGCGCTGCATTTAGTGATTTGACTTTGCCCAAGATTTTCGGCAATGTTGCTAATAAGCGTTTGATTGCTTCCTTCATGGAAGTTGACCAAACCTGGCGTCAAATTGCTGTTATCAACAGTGTTCCTGACTTCCGTCCTACTTCCAGTCTCCGTATGTCGGCTGACTTTAAGTTTGAACGTTTGTCTGATGCTGGTGAATTGAAGCATGCTAAATCGCCAACTGAAACTGAATTCAGTAATCAAGCCAATACCTTCGGTAAGATGTATGCCATCACCCGTAAGGATATTATCAATGATGATCTGAATGTTTTGAGTACCATCCCCGCCCATATTGGTCGTGGTGCTGGTCTTAAACTGAATGAAGATTTCTGGACGTTGTTCCTGAACAACTCTGGTAAATTCACCAGTGGTAACAAGAACTACATCAGTGGAGGTACTTCGGTCCTCGGTATCGATAGTCTCACCAGTGCTGAACAGTTGTTCCTTGATATGGTCGACGACAAGGGTTATCCCTTGAACCAACAGTCGAATATCCTGCTCGTTCCAACTGCTCTGAAGACCAAAGCATTGCAGTTGATGAACTCGACTGAAATTCGCGATACGACTGCTAGTACTAAGTACGGTGTCGCTAATCCTCATGCTGGGAAATGGACTGTTGCTACTTGCCCCTACATGTCGAACGCGAACTTCACCGGATATAGTTCGACTGCTTGGTATCTGCTTGGCACGAATGGTATGCTGCCTCTCATTGAAGCAGTGTTCCTCAATGGTCAACAGACTCCAACTATCGAGCAAGCCGAAGCTGACTTCAGTACTCTTGGTATCCAGATGCGCGGCTTCTTTGACTTTGGTTTCGCTTGGCAAGATGTTCGTGGCGGTGTCAAGTCTGCTGGTGCGTAATCTTAAACCTATCCTCTCCCCTTCGGGGGAGAGACTTTTTGCAAGGAGAAAATCATGGCTGAAGCAACTTTTGTTCAAAATGGTGATGCAATTGACATTACGGCTGGCGCTGATATCGCAGCCGGTGAAATTGTCATTATCGGTGGTGCTCTTATCGGTGTTGCCGAACGAGCGATCGCCAATGGCGCTATTGGGTCGGTGAGTGTCGAAGGTGTGTACGAAGTCGCTAAAGAAGCGCCTCTGGCAATCTCTCTTGGTGACGTAGTTTATTTCGTTGCAGCCAATAACAACGTCAATAAGACCAGTTCTGGCAATACGAAATTGGGCATGTGTGTCGAAGCTGCTGCGTCTGCTGCCACGACTGTTAAAGTCAAAATCGTTCGATAAGAATTTCTGGGGCGTTTTAGGATGCTCTGCCCTATTGGTTGTGTCGGCCAGTAGGGCTTTTCTTTCCAGGAAATATGATAGGAACATAAAATGACAGTTCAACTTAGTGTTACGATGCGAAACAATATGGTTGGTCAATATGAGACCACTGTTGGAACTGCGCCATTGCTCAGATTCTACACTGGCGCTCAACCTGCTGACTGTGCTACTGCACCGTCTGGTACTTTGATTGGTACCATTACTCTTCCTTCTGACTGGATGACTGCCCCTTCTGCTGGTGCTGTCGCTAAGAGTGGTACTTGGACGACTACTGCTGTCGCCACTGGTACTATCGGTTATTATCGTCTTTATGATAGTACTGGTACTACTTGCCATGAACAAGGTTCATGTGGTACTTCTGGTACTGATATCGTTCTCGACAGTAATGTCGTTAATAGTATTGGTCAGAATATCACGGTTACGACTTGGACCGCCACTCAGGGTGGAGCGTAATCTACTCTTGCAAGGAGTCTTACCATGCCGACCGCACTACAAACTCGCCTTGCCCAGCCAGACATGGTTGGACTAAGCGACTGGCAAGCGTCTGACGTTTTACACGCCCCAGATCCATCGAATCCGAAGAAACTTATCTCAAGACTCATCGGGATTGGTGGGGTTCTTCTCGCTCTTGGTATCTCTGAAGGTTCAGCCTTGCTTTCAGTCATCGAAGGGATGGCAGGAACAAACAGCGAGATGAAATGGATCCTTGTCGCGCTCCAAAAAGACGGCCTGGATATGGGCCTGCCTGCGGTACGAGAAAAGATCGATGCTTTTGCAACTGCCGGGATTTTGACTGTTGACCAGCGAGATATTTTGAAGGCACTTGGTGAAGGTGATTATCAATCCTGGGCCGAAGCCAATGCTGTTGAAGTAAACCCCACCAGGGTGGGAGAAGAGAGAAAATCCAATGGCTGATACTCCAATCAAATGGGATCGGGCTGCTCTTAGCAGCAACATCCTGTCAACTGATCTCGACAGTAAAACGTCGTCGGCAACCGCCATCAACATGCTGTCAGGGACAAACATACTCGACATGTCCGACGGCGAGTATATGAATGTGTCGTTTGAATTGGTGCTTGGTTCGCTCGCTGTATCAGCTGGAGGGTACGTTCGTATTCTACTTTGGCGCAGTGTTGACGGAACAAATTATATTGATCAGCATATTGACAATCCTTGTTACGAACTTACGAAAGTATTCTTAGCCTCAACAGCCGAAAAACGTCAGTCGTTCACTTTTCAGAATATCGACCCGTTCAAGTATAAGATTGGGATCATCCAGGCGACTGGATCGACCACTGCGTCGTCTGGCAATACGCTGAAATATGTCAAGTATCGGGAAAAAGGGGTTTCCTAATGCCTCGATTTTCTAGCATCTACGACCGGGCGAAGCATCAGCGTCAGTTGTGGACGCCTGCGTTACTACGCCCGTCAATACGGGTCAAGTCTAACGCCGCAGAAACAATCACTGTTTCTGGCGATGTGGTAACGTCGGTTACAGGCTTATCCAACGGTGTTCCTTTTTCTGTGACCGGATCAGTGAAACTTGACACTTCGCAATTGAACGGCAAACCCACTCTCAGGATCGACAACACTTCGGCCAATCAGTTCCTCACTGCCGCCTATTCCTATGCTGGCA